CAGCGACGTTGGTTGCCGCCGTCGCCGTAGTAGGTCTGTACCCACCGTTGACAAGGTACACTTCGTTGGTGTACTTGTTGTAATGTATTTCATAGATCCCCGTACCGGCGATATTCTCTACCGTCACCGGCTCGTTGTTGTAAGCCAGCAGAGGTCTCGTGTCCCCATTCGTCCCGATGAGAATGGGAAGCGTTGCGGTCGTTCCGGCGGGTATCGCCTGACGGAGATTGATATAGAATCCGCCCACATAGTCCCTGTTACGGAACGCATGGTCGGGAAGTTCCAAAGTCACGTTCTCCGTGCCGACCGTCACCGCCACCGTGGGCAGCGTGTTGAAATTCGCCCTGCCCAACGTCGGGAACGGAAAGGGAAACCCTGTAAAAAAGTTAGGCCACATATATACCTCCTTTCTTACTGGAATTAACCCCAGTAGTTGTTGCAACCGCATCCGTAACCGCTGCGCCCGTATGCGACATCGCCCGCATAAGCTCCATAAGCGGCAGCCCGGTACAAGTCCGTGTTTACAGCCTGAATGTTCGGATATACCACGGGAACGGTATTGGGCAATTTACACTTGATGCCGTCCACATCGCTTTGGAGAGCCTGCAAACCGGCAGCGAGGGGAGCAATCTGTTGCCCTACCGCATTGAGAATGGTCGCATTCTGGTTACGTTGGGAGATTTCAGCCGCCAAAGTAGCCTTCTCTGCCGTCAAAGCGGTGATCTTGTCCTGTAAAGCCTGAGTTTGGATAGAATCTAGCTTCGCCAAAATGGCACGAGTGTTCTCATTGCCGCTGTCCACGAGGGAATGGGTTTGTTCCGAGGTGGCGATACGGGTTTCATATCCCTGTCTCTCGATTGCGTTTTGCGTCTTGCAGCAGCAATCTGCGATTTGAGTCGCCAGCGTACAATTACTCGATTGAATGCTGTTGATGATCTGTTGTGCGGACATGCCCACTTGGTTGCCGACACCCTGAATCAAGCCCTGAATGTTGCACAAGGCGGATTGTAACTGTTGGGTAGAGCAGTTCAAGGACGAAGCGAGTTGGTTGATGGCATTACCGTTCCCTTGAATGGCCGACATCAGGTATTCACGTCCTACATCGCCGTTCAACTCGGCAGGAAGCCCGCCCCGGTTGCCAAAACCTCCGAATCCGTTACCGCCCCAGCAGAACCACAGCAGGATAATCCAAATCCACCACATGCCTCCGCCCCAAGCGTCCTGATTGTTCCTTCCCTGATTGAGAAGGGCCAAGAGTCCGGGATCGACCCCTTTACCGCCCATCAGGTTGGGCAATAAAGCCATGATGTCGAACTTGCTTCCGCCACCATTGGGCTCTTGATTGAAAACATACGTTCTTTCCATATAGATATAATTGATGGTTACGGCCAATATCGGCCGCATACAAACGTATGGCTATTGCCGTTGCTATCCTCGGATTTCGGTGGCTATCCTGTTGCTGACCCGTTGATTTGTCGTTGTCAGAATAAAACTTCCCGAACACCGCTGTTTCAGGCTGTTTTTCAATTTGTTCACTCCCTGTCGGGTCATGGAAAGATAAGCGGCGGTGTTCTCCTCGGAGAAGCCTAGCGATACCAACGCACAGATGAGCAGGCAACGTGCGTCTACCGCATTTTTGTTCGCACCGTTGATCAATTCGCCGTAACACAGCTCACATTCCTCGCAAACGATTTGCAAGACGTGTTCAAAGATTTCATTGGTTTTCATATCTCTTGCCTTTTTAAATATTTGTTAAATTATAGATTGTTGACACAATAAAAAACATCACGTTCCTGTTTAAAGGCTGTGAAAGCCTCGTAACATTCCCCGTGATGTTGTCTCTTGTTAGTTTTGGAAGAGCAGCAAGAGATTGAGGCTTTCCTTTATACTCCGAAGCCCCGGAAGGAGTCGTAAATCAAATTATATCAAGAAACCCAGTCCTTTCAATTTTGTTATCCATTTCACGATGTAAGGGAAGAGCAGCAAGACAATGCCACCGAGAGCCCACCAGCACCATCGGGGAGTCTTGTACTTTACTACCTCGACGGGGTAGGGTACTTGTATGCTGTCCGTCTTGGATATATACAGCGTATCGGTTCTGTCCTTGAACCTATATATGTACTTGTATTGGAACTCCCGTATCGTGTCTCCCGATTTCTCGATGAAAACACTGTCCCGCATGTATATGGAATCGAGCTGCACACGATTCAGATACACCGTGTCGCTCTTTGTCGTTTCCACAGGAACATACACATGTCTGGTACAACTCGTCGCAGCCAAAAACAACAATAGGAATACGATATGTCTCATAGGCTCAGTATTTGTTTCCTGTTCTTCGATGACGACACATAAGACACGTGCACCCAACTGTAATTGCTCTCGTCAATCAACTGGTCGAAGGGAAGGTTATACCGAATCAACTCGAACAGCTTCTTATTCTCCGTCTTGCTCCCTGCCGTTATATCCGCCGCATTACCCCTCATGTGCTGGCTGCTTTTCGCACCACCCACGGCGGCATTGAGTTTGGGACAACGATAGCCCGAATTGACGGTTATCGCCTTTCCGTACATCTCCCGCAGTGGGTCTAAAACATGGGTGACAAGGTTCGACAACTGGGCCGACGCTTCGGTCGTCGGGGTATTGTCTATACCCAGTTTATCTGCCATTGAACTCTTTGTGAGTTCTTTCATCGTGAAGTATTTCATATCCATTCTTCATTTTTGGCGACAAAAAAAGCGGTGACTTTTTTAGAATCACCGCTTGTAACGAATGTATGAGAGAGTAGCCTTAGGGTTAGGCTTATCCGTTATTGAAAATGGGACAAACGTAGGCCGAAGGCATTATCAATCCTCTCTCCTCAATTCATCGAGCCATTGTACAGGGTCAACATCTTTTAGACGAGGATAAGCCTTTTCGATTAAAGAATTTAAATAACTTTCATCGAATTTTGGAGAATAATCAGCCGGTATCGGAGGTTGAGAATCCGTATCGGACGAGTTCTGGACATAGGGGAATGAACCTTTTGTATCCATGTGAACAATGTTTATTTTTTTCGGTTCGGGAAAATACCCTTTAATACGATATTGGCTAAACCTAATACATTGATAGTTGTCGTAGCCAGTAGAGCTATCAATATTTCCGGTCCCAATGAAAATAATCCGATCCCGCAAAATACAAGAATGGCAATTACTATGAATAACCATATGGGGATAATCCACATGACCCATCTTGCCAAATGTTTACGAAATTGTGTATCTTGTGAATATCGCTCCCGTATTTGTTCGGATAAATTCTTGTCGTCTATATCGCCCAAATTTGAGTCGGGAGAAATATGGACACCATTCTCACTACGTAAATCCAAGCCGCTAAAAGAATCTTTCTGTTTAGTCATGCTTTGGGAGAAATTAGTGTCTTAAAATACTCTTGGATATAACTATCCGGGATTCTATCCCCCCAGCTGAATGAAGGCTGCTTAACGGTCCTATCCCACGGAGAACCGGGCTTGTGAGACCATTCCGTCAGATAGGCGGCAGTTTTAGAACCATAGCTGCCAAAGACCAGTTTCATCAGAGATTCCATTTCGGAATCACGGGCTATTTTTTCAAGGTTTTCATCAGAAAGGGAAATTTCTGAAAAATCCTTTTTTATCAATTTATTTCGAGTGGTCGGGAAAACCGGACCATACGGCCAAGCCTGAGGGTGCTCGTTTGTCAAGCGTTCGTTCTTTACGTAAAGATATACTCCATAAGCTATATACAACAACTTTTGAAGCTTAGTCATGTTAATGAAAAACTTATTCTGGTTAGCAAACGCAATGATATAGTTTGCAACCGTAACGCTATCGTATTTATAGGTATCGCTTATCATCTTGTTGCAAAGTAACAAAAAATATCGTAACATGCAACCAATTCTTATACTTTTTTACGATAAATCAAACGGTGATTCCAAGAAGTCAAAGAACGCTTTCCCGTCGCCGGGTTATAAAAATTCATTTTTTTCGTCAGGCAATCCAAACTTCGATTTGAATCACCAGCCCGCCCAGTATGGTCGCCAGCAAGTCGGCATACGACCAAGCCCCCGGCTTCTTCCACTCGTCGGCAGCCTCCTTGATACAGCCCGCTATGGCAGAGAACAGCACACAATATTCCGCCGTCGCACCTATCACGATGGCGAAGAAAGAGGCGATGACACCTCCTGCGATAAAATGCAGCAGCTTGTCGTGGGGAATAGACAATAACAACCCTTTGATTCTTTCCAAAATTTTCTTCATATTATTCGTTATTTAATCGGTGATAAAAATCGAGCTTGATACGGTCATAGACAGAAAATACATTGGTTTTAGCCCTGTCATCGTTCACCGTATGGGCATATATCTCGTTCTCGACAACCTCTGCCACCCAGTCTATCCATTCAGGATTGGTATAACATGAAAGACGTTTACCCCGATAGGTAAAGTAGTCGAAACGGCTGTTCCTGTCCTCGTACTGGTTCGTGAGATTTCCGATAATTTTTTCATGCGTCCTATTCCTGTCGGATATATGGTTTTCCTTCCTAACTTGTTCGATAATTTCCAAAACCCGTCTGGCGGAAAGGTTGAAAAATTCACTCGTCATGTTCTTTATTCGAAGCTGCGTTTCCGGTCTAAGACCTTCCGATATGTCGGACAACATGTTATTCTGGTCGTTCGTCTTTTCGATAAGCTCTTTCAGGGATTCGCCGTAATCCTCCATGCTCTTGGTGATAATCGATTTGAACCACTTGAAGCAGGCCACCATCATCATGGCCGACAACACCAAGAAGAATGCTGCGGTCATCACCAAGAACCCCTGTTCGCTTATCCCTCTGGCTACCTCCGTAGCCTCGTTTATCCCTCCCATATCAATGTTTCTGTTTTTCGATTAACAATCTGGCTTCCTCTTTGCAGGATTCCGCATAGGCGTTATAAACCTCGAACTCCTCTGCTTTCGTGTCCCTTTGCCGAAGTATCGCCAACTCCTCCGACAAGGTATATTTCCGACGTATCAATCCGTTTACCGTTTCTCCGTAGTCCATTGGTACGGGAGATGTTTCCGTGCCGTTATCCGTCGCTTCCGGTGCTTCCTCGTACTCATAGACTATCGCCCCGTTCCGGTAATACATCACGGGTATTTTTCCGGGTATCTCCTCTGGCGATGGGATAGAATCTATTCGTATGAATCCTTCTATCAGGGTTTCGCCATAATAAATATTAGTGACTCTTTCGTCGTATATTTTAACTTGTATCATATCAATTGAATTTTTTATACCTCGGATACAGAAGTTTTCCATTTCCCAAATTCGGGTTAGGTATCTGAATATACCCGAAATCTCCTTTTATCACTCTCCCGACATATTCGTCCATATTTATATCTGCATATACATAAATATTGTAGTACAAGCTGTTGAAAGTGAGTTTATATCTATAACCATAAATCGCATTGCCCATCAATGAATCGCTTGGGGAAACATTGACATAAGTATTCATGGTATATCCCGCTTCGTTTTTCTTGGCAAGAGTTCCGTTCTCTATGTTTGACATCTCTATCGTACAAATCTTTTGATGGCTGATAACATAAGCCGCACTGTTGAAATAGACGATAATGTTATATCCTGAACCTTCTATTTTCCCTACAAATGAAATATCGCCGTTGGAACTGTCGATTTTAAACAAATTACTGTACGACAGGAAATAATTGAATCCGTTGTATTCGCATTGTCCGAAATTCTGAATATCTGAAATGGAGGCTCCGGACAATTCTTTCAGATCGAATTCTTTTTCAGTGAGACCGGTTTCAAAATCTATCAGTCGTAGAACGCCATCATTTTTGTAAAAATAAACGAAGTCCTTATATTCGACGAAGTTGCAATTATAGTACGGTTCTGATAAAGTCCATATCTTAGTTCGTGTATCTAAATCCCAGCAGGTGATGGCACTACTGTTAGGTACAATGATTTTACCGTCTTTATAAACGAAGCAAGAGTTTCTAATATATTGATATGAATGTATATTTAACGGGATTTCATCATAAACTGTATCTTCTCCTGTCTGTTCATTCCAACAGGCAAGCCTGCTATCCTTGTTGCAATAAAAGAACAAACCGTTTTTAAAATAATACAGCTGGTAGGTTTTACTCGTATTTTCGAATAATTTCCCGTTTATCCCCTGCGCAGAAATAACATTGTCTTTTATTTCGATGTTGTCTCCACTAATCAATCTGTCTTGTTTCCCGGAGATTTTATTGTCTATGCTCTCCGCCGCTTGGTTCGCTTTATCGGCTGCCGCATTAGCCTTATTTGCAGCAGCCAAAGCAACAGCACCCGCATCGGTAGCCGGCTTCTGCAACTCCTTGATTTGTTCGGGTGTAAAATCCTCGTAAGTGAATGGATCTCCTTTATCTCCCTTATCCCCTTTATCTCCTTTTTCACCGGGCAGGGCAACCATTTCCTCCACCACGGCGGCATCGGGCACTACCACCTGATCATGAACGATTATGCAATCACTATCTGCCATATCACTTGATGATTATATTGGTTTTGTAAACATCGCCATAGTCCCATTTGCCGTCATCGAAATCGGCATCCTCTATCCAGTAGTGCCTCTCGACCGTGAGCAAGCCATATCGGAAAGTCCCGGAATTGAATATGCCGTACAGCACGCCGTCACGGAACACACAGTTTTTACGTGTATTCCCGTCGTAGCTCACTTCGCAACAACAACCCGCCTCGTCCTTGTAGATGAACTTAAACTTCTTCGTCTCGGCATCGATCGGGCTCCCGTTCTTGTCCTCAAAGCCAATGGTAAATTTAATATCCTCCCACGAGTATTTCTCTTCGTACTTTTTGTCACTCATCGCTGCCATCGGATAATGCGTTGAACATTTTTTCCACCAGAGCTTTCGTTTCCTCGACCGTGGAGGTCATGGAATAGACATTCATGTTAAAACTGCCTTGCCCGACAGTGACATGGCCTTTTTCCACACCGTTTTCCACAATTCGGTAATTGACCGCTTGCAGGGTTTCCACAGTCTCTTTTCCGTTGAACGAACGGCTGATGTTTTCGCTGATTTTTACTAACTCAATCATAATGTTTTGTATTTATGGTTAACTGATAATCCCGCTGTCGGGAATGTCGAATGTCACGTTTTTGGATAGTGAGTCGAGTTGGACGCCGGCCTCGCCCGACGAGGAGACCCCATACACGGAACAGGTCAGGTAATAGGTATGGGCTCCCGGTGGAAGGTCCGGATGTATCGTCCCCAAAGGGATATTCAAAATGAGAATCCCTGCTCCCTTGTATTCGTAATCATATATCGCGAGGAATCCGGACCCCGAAATGCGGAAGGTGTATTTCTCACCCACCGGAGGATTTCCGTTCGGAAAACTGATACGCACCTGAAAGTAACTCGAAAGAAAAGTGAAATCCACGATTTTAATCGGGGTATATGTGCTGTTTATCTCGGCTGTCATGGCTATCGATGTGGGTATGGGGAAATAATCCGCCACGGTGATCTGTTTGTCGACCCCTGTCCAGTATTCGAACGACTTCTTATCGATAAGGAACAATGTCACCTTCAAATTCGTCCCTATCGAATCCTCCCCCGGAAATGTGTCGCTCTGTCCGACAGGAAGTATCGGCGGAGTAGTACCGTCACTGAAAAACTTGACCTTGAAAGCGGAGTACCACACATTGCCCACCCGCAAGGTGGTTACGGTATTTGTCGAGGTATTTGTCAGCAATCGGGCAAAACTGCTTCCATTTCCATCGGTTGCCAAAATAGCCGGGTAATAATCGCCGATACTCTTGTCGGAGGCCAGCGACAGCCACGATTCGACGGGTACACCGGTAGGATTCACCGAAGTATCGTAATAGTTAATATCGACAAAAAGATACGGCACGTCCGCACTGATTTCGTCAATTTTACTTCCGGTAAGATTAGGTTCCGCATTGTGGTCGTAGCCGTCGAAATCGCTCAGGCGGCAAAAATCCGTCCCCGAGTGAGGATAGGCGACATAATCGAAAGAGGTATCATGGATAGCGACGATATTCGTGCCGTGCGGTATCGTAGCTTTCAAGCCATAGCGTATGCCTTGATTCTTATCCGTTTCGCTTCCTTCCCATTGATTGATGTATGTAGTGACCCCGCCGGATTGCTGGGGATAGTTTTCGGAAAGCGGTGCAGCCTGCGGATAGCGCACCGGTTTATGCCGGCTCCACTTGTTGATACGTCCCGGACGGCCACCCTGCAACAGGGGTCGTTCGAGGGCAACGATGTCGGCCACGTCCCATACCCCGTTCTTCGGATAAATTCCAAGTAGGTTATAGGGGTCGGTTATCGCTACCGGAGCTGCTATCTTGTTTTTATCGATGGCCATAGGCTCACTTTCCTCCTTTCCCTTTTAATTCGGACAATTCTTTTTTCAATCGTTCTATATCTCCCATAAGGGCTTTAACCAGACGGGCGGTCTCCTGCGTTGCCCCGGCGATGGTGTTGATATAGTCGGGCGACAGGTAGTTCAGAGCCCCGTAACCGTCCTCCGTTTCGTAGGCCATCGATGGCAATACCTCTTTCACCTTTTGATAGATCAGCCCCGTATGGGCTTCCCCGTCCACGCCGCCCTTGTTACGCTTCCGTGCTTTTTCGGTGTATAGAAAATCGCATACCCTGCCCATAGCCAAGAGCCTGTCGGTATAACTTCGGGTGTAATCGAAATCTCGCTTCAAACGTTTGTCCGAAGTCGTTAGAGCGGTGACCGAGCCTTGTGCCGAGATATTGCCTTGCGACGATATATCCCCTCCGGCCGTGATGTTACCGTCCGACGTGACACTCTCCTTTGACCTTATGTTATTTGTCGCCACAATCCTTCCGGCGGAAATGGATACAGACTTACTACCGGTCGAAAGGTTTATACTCGTAGCCCTGATTACATTCGCTCCATCGATGTCTCCCTCCATCGTTATATCCCGAACTCCCGACAGACTTCCGGACACATCGTTCGTTCCGTCAAATGGATTTCCCCAAAACAGGCGATAGTTCTTGAGCCTGTCAGCTGCGATGGAATCGTTATCCGTCAAGGCGACAGACGGGGTAACCACGGTCAGCTTGCTTACACCGACTGTCGGCATGGGAGACAACGATATGCTCTCCACACAGTTCTCGCAAGTCCCGTTCAATGCCCCGTATGTGTTATAGACGAATATGGAGCAGGTCTGGTAATCCGTCTTGGCCGAAACCCAAAAACACACGTGTCCCCCGTACAAGAACACCTTCACGTCACCCAAATCGTCACCGAAATGCGTACCGGCCGTAGCCGTAAACTCGACATCGTTCGGGGCATAATTGTACGCCTGTACGATCGTATTGATAATTCGTCGGCTATAATATCCATTTCCAATCAAATGCAACGTCAACATAGCCGCCTCGGCCTCCTCGACTTTCGTGCGAATCAGCCACCCGTTTCCGGTGGCTGTCTCATACATGCCGCCCCTTTTATACAGGAAAGCCCCGTTGTCAAGCCCGTTCAACTTTTTAGCATTGTCCGATTCGACCGCACGTCCGACTGTCAGCCCCGTATATGTGCCGCTCACGTTGTTTATCTCGGACAGCGAATAGGTAGGCTTGTTCGGCTGCTGCACCCAATCGTACAGGGTGATGCCTTTGGTGACAACGATACCGAGGGCTGTCTTGCTGACGGCCGTCACCACATTGCCTGTACCTATCGTAGATGCGCCGGCGTTGGCGAGTTTCCAAATCTCGTTGATGGTGTAGGCGTTGAAGGTATCGGTAAGGGTGGCGTTGTCGAATGCGCCGCCCAGATCGTCGAACCCATGAACGAGCTTGATGAGCCCTCCTTCACCACCGCCACCCCCTTCCCCACGCCATACACCAAGAGCGGATATTCCACCCTGTGAATACACATTAAATTTCGAGTATATCGTATTTTCCAACTCTGTGTCGAATTTCCACATATCGTTAATACGGGCAAATCCTTCCTGCATTTGTTTTACAGTCCGTTGATACGATTGTTGCAGGGAAGCCGTCATATCATTGATGGCAGAAATCAAGTCGATATTCTTATTGGCAGATGCAACCTCTTCTTTCAGTTCTTGCGTATTCCCTTTTATTAGGTTGTTCCCGATGGTAATAGTCTGTTCGCAAGGATAGTCGAGTTTGGTTGTAAGGCTTATAACACGAGTAACATATGAATATCCTGCGTTTATGTATTCGACTTTTCTTCCTATGGATAAATCAGGATTGTTTTCATCGAACACCACAGGATTAGATGAAAACTGGTAGTTGTTTTGGTCGGAAGAAAGCCGTTCTATTTCTTCGTTCATAGCTGTTTCCAGCCGTATGTACGCCGAATCTGTATATTCTTCCGGCATTTTGACGTTGAATAGGATAATATCGTCATTTTCCGACGGTATAAGTCCCGTAATAGCAGGGATAATATAGTTACCTTCTTCCTCTTTATATTTAATCTCGAAATCTCCTTTTTTGACTTCGAAGCTTATGCCATCATCACTTGTTATTGTTTTACTCTCATCATGGTATATAAGCTCAAATTCCATACCTTGCAAAGCCCCCGATTGGAAATGTACCGAAGGTACTTTATTGGGTATAAGCATACCATTCGGATTTTTTTCTTCGTCATAAGTGGAATTTTCGAAGTTAAATTCCGGTATTTGAAAATACCATATCGCATATTGGTCGTATATAGGGTCTCCGTTTTCATCTGTGCCTATCTGTATTTTATCATTCGTTTCCGAGTCTATACGCCACATAAGGCGGAATCTGACATCTGATATGGAGAGTTCCGATGAAGGGTATATATCATCGAACTGGAGGATTTTGCTAAATATCTCTCCTTGTTGAAGGTTTGGCCTTATATCTTTATATCCGTTCGGATATTTTTTATGGTCAAGAGTCAGCCGTTTGTTGACCAAATTGTTGACATTAGCACCTTTGTATTCCTGTACGATGTTTCGAGTTGACCCGAATGCGTAAAATCGGGTATAATACCCATCTTTTCCCTCCGTGACCGAAGGTGTATTGATGTTTTCACCAACTTCGAGAGAAACAACAGCTCCATGTTCGGATTTCGACAGATGAATAATCATGGAATCTTTCTCAACCCACCATTCTGTATCAAACGCAGATGCTATACTGTTCAAGGCAGACAATATGTCGATTGATTGGAAAGACAAAGAAGTGGAAGCGTTAAGAGAAGAATCTACGGCGTAAGTCCATGTATCCCCGGTTTCGTTCTCGATAGCCTTACAAATAACACTCATGAAATTGGCCGGGTTATCGGTAAGAGACCAATCCGGCTCCCGATTAGTTATCTCGTTATTCTCATCATAAGAATACATGAAAAAAGGCACTTTACCCCATGATATAAATTTCGAATGAAATTGTGGTTTGTATTGAAATTCGACCTCGTTCTTTTGTTCTGGATTATATGGATCCAAAAGAGAATATTTCTCACCATCGAGTATGATATAAGCCCCTACCGGAATCTCTTCATTTTGGTCCGAGTTCCACGACAATTCTACATAATCGGATTTCATCAATTCTTCTACATGAACACATTCTTCTGTTATAGGAACTGATAAAATAGTATCTCCTTGTATGTTTTTAATGTCTATCATGATGGTTTCGTATATCTTCATACGATTTCAGTCAAAGATAATAAAAGTGTATGAAAAACATGCACTTTTTTATGAATTTCTATCTGCTGGATTATATTCGACAAGTTTTAGAGAAAATCGTGCTATTCCTCTCATGAATTGCGTAAATTGATTGCATGAAATATAGATTGTTTTGTAAGTAATATTTGGTTGATACTTTGTTTTTATATTTATTATGCCTGTTGCCAATTCTTCACAAAAGCTGTTGTATCTTGAAAAGAATTCTTCTTCCGTTTTTGCCGTCAGGTTAAAAGTTAAAGTGATATTTCGTTCATCGATTTTAGGATTAGAGGACAGGACTCGTTTGCCATGTTCTAATCGAGACTTGTTTTCGATGAACTCTTTTAAAGGTGACGGTGTCATTAAGGAGGAAAGAGATGATGTATCCATACTTATACCCCAAGTTGTATAGCAGTCTTTCCCATTTATGTAAAACTCTCCCGATGCCATTTTATTTAAGTATAACTGAAGTTTTGTCTTTATTGATTTCTACAGGACAATTTCGTATGTTTATAAGTCTAATAACTGCGTAATTACGGGCAACTATTATAGCTCTGGCTCCATGCATGAGTATAACTTTGTGAACTCTAGTATTATCGTCAAATACTAGTTCCGCATTGGTATTGCCTATTAAAGCAATATTGGTATCATTACTTCTTTTTACATTTTTAGTGTCGACAAACACGCAATAATTAGCAATATCATTACTCATCTCACGGAACGTTTCAATAGGAGGGAAGTTGTTCTTTTCACAAAACTCTATGCCTTGTGGTGTAAAGAACAACCATACTAGAGTTTTCCAGTCACCAACACCATAAGACTTATTACAAGCTCCTTTTTGTAAAGCAGCCATCATTATTTCTTTTACTGTATTCATATCTATAAATCTTTAGTATTCCTATTGACTTGTGCTATATCGGATTTTATATCAATTAATAATTTCGTATATTTTGCAATGTCTTCTAAGTAGCTATTCGTAATCACATGTTGATTAAGAATGTTATTTAGTATAGAATTGCTATTAGTTGATACAGATAAAAGAGAATTTAGAGAGATTACGGCTGAAATCATTTGGTTTTTGATTTCTTCACCAGAAAGCTGCAACGCTGTAAACCGGCCGTTTAATTCCGTTGCTGTATCTTGTGACATGGTTTCAAAACCTCCGGCTGTCGACTTTTGTTCGGTGGTAGAACTTTCTCCCATGAGACTATCAGCCCAACCGAATTGAGCATCTATTTCTTGTTGAAGCTGTTCAGCCATGTTGTTGATGTAATCTTGTTCCCATTGAGAAAGCACGTTGTCGGCATAAAATTGTTGCAACTTAGTGCGTATTTCCTCCATTTTATTTGAGGATTTAATTGCTGCCTTAATGCTCTCTGTTACCATTTGTTGCATCATCTGTTTTACAACATCTTTTGCAGATTTAGCCCTATTCTCGCCAGAAGCCCATGCATCTGCATAAGCTTCTGCAAAGTTGTCAATAGCACTTTTTAGGTCTTCACCAAATATGACATCGATAGCTTTTTCTTTGTTATCAGAAATGAGATTGTTTATTTCGTCAATTTGATTTTCCCATTCTTTTATTCTGTCGCTATCTGTATTCTTTTTATCTTGTTCTTCTTTAATTTGATTTTGAATAAGTACTTTTTGTTGTTCTAGCAATTTATTTTGGTCTTCAATCAAGCTGGAAGCACTCTTTCCGTAAGCAGTTTCAATGGACTTGCCTAACTTTTCATACGAACGGTCAAGTGTATCTACCTGATCTTGTAATTTCTGAATCCGTTTTTCATTTTTTGCGTCGTGGATTTTTGCGATAGAGGAAGCAAGAGAGGAGACAAGACCGATGGCAGCACCAGCAGCAGAACCTATCGGTCCAAATATAGCACCTGCTTCTGCCCCTTGCATAGCTGAATTGAGGCCGTCCATAGCCACATTGATACCTTCGGCAATGCCTGACAGTGTATCAGATCCGAAAGCCTCTCCGAGATTTGAAAATGTGTCGGAAAGGAATTGGGCTACACTTAATACCTCACTCAATCCACTTCTTATTTCTTCAAGTCCATCTTGCAATTTTTTTGTGTTTGAACCAGCATCGAATACTTTTTTAAGACCATTAGCTAGTTTGTTAAACCCCGTTTCAGATTGATCTGCGGAATTACGGACATTATCTATACCTTTTCTAATTCGTTCTAATTCTTCGGGAGATTTACGCAATGTGTCGAAGGTCTCTTTTGTCATACCAAATTCAAGACCTTTGTTTTCGTCCCATTCGCCTGATTGCAAGAATTGGAATGCCCGTTCAGCTTCATTAGCAATGAGATGCATATCTGCAACTGTGTGTTGACGCATATCGTCAAACAATTTACTTATGGCAGACGTAGATTTATTCGCCTCTATATCCAAATCAGATAGTGCCCTTTTTGTTTCTTCGTCAATAGACTTCTGTTCCCATTCGTTTTTGCCTAACTTACGAGATTCGCCTTGCGCAATAATAGCATTACGCTTTTCATAATAGTTCCCGTAAGCAGCAAGATAATCGTTCATTGCGTTAATTTCATCATCGAGAATTTCTTTGGTCTGTTTATTCTTATTCTTTTCATTTAACCTATTTGCGGTATCAATATCTTCCTGTTGTTCAGTTGTTAGTCCATTCTCATTAAGCTTGGAGGGTTCAATCTTAGCTACTTTGTTTAACTCGGACAGCTCTTTCTCTTTCTTTTTAATTTCTTTTTTCTGTTCTTCATAATAGTAGTTAATTTGCTTCAATTTCTTATCTTTACCTTCTTCCCAGAGGGAGATTTCTTTCTCTTGATTTTTTTTACGAAGCTCAAGAAGTTCATCAACAAGTTTCTGCTCGGCCTCTTTTTGCTCTTTTGCTTGCTTATCTTCAGCCGCTTTATCAGATTTGGTTTTAGGCAACTTTGCATGTAGTGCGTCAATTCGTGATTGTAACGCATTGTATTCCTTGCTTCCGCTTACAGTTTCTCCTTGCTCTTTCTCTAATTTTGAGATTTGTGTTTTGACTTCATTGATTACTCTCAAATCTTTCTCACGTTCAAGTACAGTGTCTTGAAGCGACTTGATATAAGCCTCTTGTTGAGCCACTGCTTCTTTCGTGCCGCTGCCATCTGCAAGGGCCTTTTTTAATGATGCAAGTGAGGTTTCAGCCTTCTTGATTTCTTCTTCAAGTTGGGAGATGGATTTGCCTTCGGTGGAAAATGGCTCATTTGCTGTTTTCTGAGAGGTATTTATACTTTTCACGCCAAACTTTTCACGCGCTTTTTCATCTAAATCCTCTGTTATTTTTTGCGCTTCTCGGATATTGGAGATATATGTATCAATACGTGAATCCGCAAAAATCGTACCTTTGTCTTGTATTTCATTTAGTTTGTCTTGGATCGCAGCATCCAAATCTCTTCGTTCCAATATGGCATGGTAGATTTCTGAATAGAGTTTTGCACCTTCTTTATCTCCTAACTCGCTATATAGGCGGTCTTGTATCTTTCCGAGATTATCGGACATTATGTTGTCCAACCAATCTTCCTGCTGCGACTTGAATTGCTGGTATTGTCTTGCACCGTAAGAATGCGTGATTGCATCTGTGAGTTTTTTATATGCTTCTTCCGTGAGTCCAACTTTATTGATTTCTTCTTCTAGACCTTCATAATACTTGCTATACCCTGCAACAATTTTTTCTTTGACGGTATTATATTCATTTGTACCTTCTTTTAATGCAGATAATTCTCCCTTGAGCTTAGCAAGTTCCCTTTGCTCAGATAAGGATGCTTTCTCAGATTCTTTTTCCGCAGCATTCAGCCTTTCCTGTGCCTTTTCTGCTTCTGTTTGATATGTAACTAATTTATAAATACCTAAACCTAGTGCTGCTATTGCCGCTGCTACTGCAACATATGGATTTTTTGCCATTGCTACATTTAGAGCATCCGTTTTCGTTTTCAGAACGGTAATAATAGCTTGCATCTTTGTCAATCCTGCCATGTGAGCAAGAGTGGCTTGATAGCGCAAATTCTCAATGGCGGAAATAGTAATGAGCGCAGTTCTGTATGCTCCGTATGTACCGACCAATTCAATTAGTATTTTTCCTACTTTTTCATAGTTTTCTATCAAATAAGAGACGCTGGATAATGCATCATTGATAATACCTTCATTCGCTTTGCCGATGTCGTTCAACATCATCGAGAAACTATCTCCTATGTTAGAAATCTGTCCGGTAATGGTTTTGCTTTGTTCTTGCATTAAGTTAAAGAACATACCACCCTCGTTGGTAAGGTTCTGTATGACTTTCTGAACCTCTGGAAACCCTATCATACCAGCTTCTACCATTCCTTTGATTTCACTTTCAGCTACTCCAAATTCTTTGGCAAGTTCTTTTATCATTGGAATACCTCGTCCAGTGAATTGGTTTAGGTCCTGTGTATAAAGTCGACCTTGTGTCATAGTTGTACCATAGAGATATACTAAGTCTCCCAAAGGTTGTGAAAGTCCGGCTGCAATGTTCCCTAATCGTATAAGAGTCTCGTTAACATCTTCGGCAGAAGTACCGTAAGCCAGTAATTGACGAGCTCCATTGGCAACACCTTGTAGATCGAATGGAGTTTTGGCGGCTGTTTCTGTGAGCTGAACCATAAGGACGTTTGCCTTTTCACTACTTCCAAGCATAGTGGTAAAGGCGACCTCTAATTGTTGAAATTCACCTCTTACTTGTATAATATTTTGGATAAGTTCTTTTGCTGTAAAGCCAGCCCCAAAAGCTGCAGCTGCTTTCGTCATTTTGTTGAACATATCTTCTATGCCCAATCCATTTTTTTCTATTTCCTTAGAAGTATTGGTTACTCCGGTTTCTACTTCTCGTAGTTTACGAAGAAAATTAGAATTGTCGCCTGTTATATCAAAATGAAGTCCGGCCATGAGTCTTTTCGATTAAAAGGGGTAGATGTAACATCACATCATTTGCAAATATACAAAAGTGTATGAAATTCATATACTTTTGACAAAATAGAATAGAGTTAATAAAGTTTAACTAATGTGTGAGTATAAATATTTTAATAAATGATTATTGTATTATACTTTTGACGAAACAATCTTAACAGCATAAGATATGGATTTCAAAGATACAATTCAACAGATTGTAGAGAAAATTGCTAAACAGAAGGATAGCATAGCAACGGAAGAAGCGACAAAAACCTCTTTTGTAATGCCTGTGATAGCAGCATTGGGATATGATGTATTCAATCCCTTTGAGGTTGTACCGGAAATGGATTGTGACTTAGTTAAGAGGAAAGGCGAAAAAATAGACTATGCCATAATGAAGGACGAAAATCCTATACTACTTATAGAATGCAAGCATTGTAAACAAAACTTGAATTTACATGACACTCAGTTACAAAGATATTTTGTCGCTTCGAAGGCTAGGTTTGGGGTCTTGACGAATGGAATAGAATATCGCTTTTATACAGATTTAGAAAAGGTGAACATAATGGACGAAAAGCCGTTCCTTGTGGTGAATATGCTCGATTTATCGGACAACGATATTGAGCAACTGAAAAAGTTTCATAAGTCTTATTATAATGAGCAAGATATATTGAGTACGGCACAAGAGTTACAAATCACGATACAAGTAAAAGAAATGCTTAATCGCAATTTCCAAATGCCAGACGATGAATTTACACGTTATTTTGTCCGTAATCTTAATGATGGGAAATATACGGCAAAACTTGTGGACCAATATAGACCTATTGTTAAGAAATCCATTGCTTCGGTGATTAACGATATTATATCCGACCGTTTGAATGTGGCTATGAAGAATGAGAATAAGGAGGAAAAGCAAATGCCACAGGGGGTTGAGAATGAAAATCAACAGCCGAACGAAATGAATGAAGAAAAACTTCCCGATGGTGTAGTATTTCAAGACCGAGAAAAAGGTATAGTTACTACACAAGAGGAGATAGATGCCTATAACATTGTGCGCAGTATATTGAGGAAGTATGTAGATGTATCTCGTATTCAATATAACGACTACAAGACTTATTTTTCCGTGAACATAGATGGTAGTACATGGTGGTGGATTTGCCGCATTTATATAGGGAAACGGAGTAAAAAAATATGCTTGCCAAAGGATAACTACAAGACAAATGAATGGATTGACATTGAGACTATCGATGATATTTTTAATTATGCCGATGGTCTTAAAGAGGGTCTTGATTTGGCATTGAAAGAGGCGAATTATTGGCTTGCAAAGAAAAATGAATTAGAAAAATGACAAACGTAACTAATACAAATTTTAGAATTATGAGAAAGTTTTTGCTAATCATAGTTTGTGCTTTATCCATTACATCTTGCTCAGATAATGATCCTGAGATATTATCAGTAATGATTAATGTAAAATGTGATAATAAAATTGCATCTCCTTCTTTGGTTCGCTTATATGAATATGAAACAGCAAGAGACTTTGATGACAGCTATATGTCTACAATGGAGTACGGCGATTCTCAAGTTTTAAGAGATAAGTTGGGTAATGAGTTGACTCCCGCATATACATCTGACACGTTTTCTGGAATAAATATTTTTGAGGACATAAAAACAGGGGTATATTTGGCTGTAATACTTTATAAACCTGACGGCTTTACATGGCCTATGTTTTATTTTTATGGATATAAAGTAATTAATGTTGACGAGGATAATAACGCACTTTTACATAATATATGTTTTTCTTATAGTGAATACGACCGAGGTAAATTCATTGAGTTTTAGTCCCACTTCATGCCTTTTATTTTATCCATATTTTTAGGATCGTCCCCGTTTATAAATGTTCGGTCCGTAGATATATGATATTTCTTTATCTCGTCGTCAGTAAGGTATATAGATGTTATGTAATCATTAAGTAACATATGCAGGTTGGCATAACTAATACCCCATACAACATAGTCCATAGTCCAGCCATAGCGTTCGCAGGCTATATCTATCAAAGTACCATAAATACTTTTACCTCCAAAGGTTATAGTGTTACACTTCTTTTTCTTGATTCTTGATATTTTTTCTTGTTCTTTTTTCTCAATATCAATCTTGAAGTGTTGAATAAACTGGTCAATGTTATCCTTTGATAACACTATTATGAATAGTTGAGCAAGTTCTTCATTCGATAGGTTGTCTTCAAATAGCTTTCGTCTTTCATTTATTAGGTGGCTATTGAGTAATTCTTCCTTTTTATCGAATGTATGGTAAGACAATATTTTGCATATAATATCTCTTTTGGAATCGCATAATCGTAATGCTTCCATATATGGATTTAGAGAAAGGAAGTCTTTATTTATTTCTAAATTTTCGGTAAGACGTGATAAAAGGTATATTTTACCCAATGTGGCAGGGTATAAGTAGAATTGCATTTCTCCTATATGGAACTCATAAGGTCTTTCCATGATAGTATCTGCAATATCCATTTCTATTATTTTCCCTTCTTTGTCCATGCAAAATAAATTATACTGAGCGCAACTGTGGGGTCGAACCACAACTTTATACATGGAGTGTATATGTGCTACCGTTACACTAGATACGCAGAACACGTGGGTACGAAGCCCCCACGTTTGGCTCTATCTACAACCTATTGAATTATCCACCAACACTTGGATTAGGAGCTACTTCGAATTTATCACCGTCTCCAGACTCATCTTCAGGATCGCATTCAATTTTACTGATGTTTCCACCGGATTCCGTCACGATGATTTTACCCCACTGAATTTGTTTTTTATCGGCGGCTGCTTTCAAAGCATCAAAAGTGTATGCCCAAACACCACCGTCAGCAGAAGTAAAGGTGTCTTCGACGGAAACTGTTGTTTTCTCCATACAGAAGCCTTGAACTTCTGTGTCTTCCGGTTGAACAACAACGGCATAATTGTGTGCAACAACACCATCGCTATCACTTACAGGACGCTTACGTCCTTTTGCGGCACGAATGTTCAATGCCAAAGCATAGGTATTCTTTCCATACTTTACATCCTCATTTTCGCCTCCTTCGATTTTTGCTTCTTGTTTATCTCCTTTTGTTGTTGTCAACTGTGTAGAATCTTCCACAGGGGTAGGTAATTCCTCCCATTTAGGAGCAGAAGCATCCAAATCTTTTATAAATACACGGGGCTTACCCCATCCTATTACTGCCATGATATACCTAATTTATATTAAAAATTTATTCGTTATTTATCTCTATGTACAGTTTGTTATTAATGAAATGCTCTGTATGTCCGTCTTCAAATGAAACTCCTGTTGAATCAGTTTTTTGACTGCATTGTGATGGAACCGTATGATATTCGTCTTTTCGTATAGCGAATAAAAACTTCGATAGTTCGCATAATTCACAAATTCGGATTGAATCTTTTTCCCATGTTTTGGTTTCAGAGTTCCATAAGTCTTTGACATATATATTGACATTCACATAGGCTCGTTGTATTTGCCCGCAACCTTCATTTGCAAGAACAGATATGACTATATCTTCTTTATCAGATTTGTTGGGCCTTCCTCTGTCACTCAATTTACCGGAGACATTACGTTCGAGTTCTGTACCTTTAATTTTGTGATAAACGAACTTAGCTATTTCAATATCGGATTTCATTATTTCGCAATCTGTCTTTTAAGTTTTTCAAGCATCAATGGAACTTGTTCTCTTGCCCAAAGTTCGGTTGATGCAAGTACGTCTTTATTATCCATCGCTTCTACAAATTCAGCATAGTTCATTCCGGCGACTACGATAAGTACATAGTTATTAGAATATCTTTTAGCAAGTTCTTTCGCTAAGTCTTTACCTGTTTTTACACCTTCTGAACCTTGCTTCACTTGGTTGAAAGTTGAGTATTGAATGATATTCTTATTATGAGCAATCACATATCCAACCGAACTACGCAAGTTGCCTGTTTGGTCGTACCAACTTTTATCACCTGCTCTATCACGAATTTTTGTAACGCATTGTTCGCCAAGTTTGGATAAAGCACGAATAGTAAGACGCTCGACACGCTCTGCTTCTCTCATGAGCGTTTCATGCACTTCGCTTAGCTTGGTGGTCATTCTTATACCCATAGTTTACATTGTTTCTGGTAGCGATGGAAACCTTTCACACTAAACTCCCTTTCAATTCCTTCAAGCAGATGTATCTTAATCCTGTCACCTATCATGAATGTTCGACAATTTGCACGTAGATAAACTGTATATGAATAGCTTCTTACAATACCATCGTCAAACTCTTTTTCAGAGGCTTTACCAGCAGGAACTGCGTCGCATTCAATGCAGCCTTCCCAGTTAGTTTCTCCTTCATGATAATCACCGTTGCTATCCTCGTAACCATCTTTTGATACGAGGTACTGCAATCTGTGTGGATATAGTCTTATTACTGACATATTACAAAAGGCAGTCACCTATATATACCATTGGCTTTGCCTCCAACTCTACCGAAGGTTCACCAATGGCATTATAGATTGAGTTAACACGTAACAGAATACGTTCTTTGTCTTTATCTGATAAAGAACCAAAAGACTTGTCTGCTTCAGAAAAATTGATAGCCTGAACTAAAGACCAAAGACAGTCAGCCAAAGCTCCCATATACTCCTTTGAGTTCATTGTATCTGAATCGCAATCACCAACTGGATTGAGTTTGCGTTTTATCATCACATTCTCTACAAAACCTTCTGGAATAGGGTAATGTATTTCGTCTATAAGAGCTTGCTGAATTGTCTTCATGGCTTAACTATCTCCATTTGTTGTTTTATATGATTCAACAGCTTTTTTGAGCTTAGCTTCATCGGCATCATTCAATTTGTTTACAGCAGCAATTAACTTATCGTCTGAAATAGTAGTCGATAAGTTTTTACCGGTTATTTTATTGAACTCTGCGACGAAGTTTGCTTTTATGTAAGCTTGTCCCCAAATGGTGATGTTCTTATCGGTAGAATCTTTTCCCTCTTCGGTAGTGTCAATCGTTTGAGCCTCTGAGATGTCAAGAGAGTAGATTTGGTCTACGTTTTCAATAACAGGGAGAACTAATGCTTGACCACTTGTAAATTCCTGCAAAGGATCATTTTTAGAATACTTGCTGATAAGTTTGTATTCATCTACCGTGGAATAAATTACTCCTGCTACGGGATTAGTAACTTCTGCAAGTGTGCCCCAAACCAATGCGCCAACTTCTTGTGTAGTAAGGAATATTAGTTTGTTCGCATTCCACGGTTTGTACGGAATGCGTTTACCATTTTTCTCAGAAATTACTGTACGGTCAATCTTTAAGAATGTAATTCCGTTGTTGTCATCGGCAAATGCTTCGTCAAATAATGTAGCAGTAGGAACAGGTAACTTAGTGTTGCTGTCGAATGTCTGACCTCGATAGTTGGCAACCAATTCTTTTGCCCATTGTTCTTGTCTCATTTTATTGTAAGTCGATAACGAGATTGCTATCGTTGTAATTGAGTTTCCATCTGCGTCAGCTTTTGCAATAACACGCTTTATGTCATCAGAGGAAATAGTTCCAGCTGTTTCTACACCAAAGCTATTTTGCGGTAAATAGTTGAAATTTATGCGCAATCCAGTTCCTGTATTGTTTTCATCTTCAACGATTACAACTCCATCAGATAAAGCAGTTAAAAAGTTTGCTTCGTTCTTTTCATCGATACCAACAGAGCAAGCTACCGCATCGTTGGTTAGCTTGTTAGCTATATTAGTGAACGCAGCTCCTTGAGCTTTCATGATGTTGATTGTGTTGATCTGAGTCTCACGAAGAATTTTTTTCATTCCGACCTTTGGCAATGTACCATTTGCGTGAGCAATGGAGTCTCTCATCTTAGGAGGGAGAGGTGAGTCCATTGCTACCATGTCGGCCGCAACATAAGTTGTGTTAACTGATGCACTTTCCCACTTTTGGTCTGCGGAATATTCTTTGCGAAGCATTGTCTTGTGAAGATATGTAAGCTGATTGCCTCGCTTACCATTGATTCTCTCGATGATGGTTTGAAGTTTCGGGAAAATCTTTCTGATGTATTCAATAAATAGTGATTCTTTCATTTTTTACCTCCTTTCTACATTAATCGTGTAAGAATACAAGAGTTGGCAATGCCGTTTTCATAGCCGCTTTTATGTCGTCTATGGGGTATGGACTCGCCAAATCATTGACTTCGCCGCTATACATAATACCAACCAATGGTTCACTAGCTGGTTTTGTACATACAACTACTCCTACATATTCATGAGAACCGGGAAGTGAGTCGTATCCATCGCCAGATGATTTTACGGGCATAGGTTTGTACGTGTCTGTTGACGGATCACGAATAACAACGTGCCCGGCTTTAATAACCGGAAGGTTATAATTTGATACGTCAAGAGTACGACCTCCGATAATGCCAGCTACATAATGCCGGATTACGACAGAATCCATTCCGGCATTGAGAACTTCCATTTCGCTTGATAAATTTGCTGTTGCACCCATTGTTACAATTTCTTTTTTGACTTAGAAAGTGTTGACTAAATCTTCAACTTCTTTGTCGGTTAATACTTCGTCTTGTTTACCCGAACCTTTACTTCCGGCAGCAGGAGGGGTTGCCAATGTTGCCAAACCTGCATCTGCACGCTCTTGATTGTAATTCTTCAGGTCTTCCTCAACATCTGAATAGAACTCCTCGAAATCGTCGTCACTTTCAAAGTTCATCTTAGAGAAGCTTTTCAAGGTACGTGAACCGAATGTTCCAGTGTCTTTCAGCAGGGCTTCAAGTTTGGCTTTACGCAAGTTAGAAACTTTTTCACCTTCCAATGCTGCAAAACGGGCTTCCTGTTGCTCTCTGAAAGACTTAAACCATGCGGGTTCTTCGTCTTGTTCATTTCCTTTGTCGTGGATTTTCCTCCTTTTTGTACCATCTGGACGAGAGCCGCCTTTTGACGTGTCATCGTCAACGTCGTCATCATCATCTTCTTCTGATTCGGGGTGTTTTTTCTTCCATTCGTCAAGCAAACGGTTGGCTTGCGACTGGCCGAAAGTGAGGTAAGGGAGAACCGCTTCTATCTGCTCGTCGATTTCTGCGTTTACATCCTCTTCTGAGGCATCTTCTGCGGATTTCAGGTTATCGGCAATCTTGGCGGCGATACCCTTCAATTCCTTTGCGTTGAACCCTAACGCCTTCGCTTTAAGTTTCAACCTTACGAAAACTTGCTGTTGTCTGTTCATTTCATTTAGGTTTAAACAAAAAAAATAGTCTGCGTAGCAATGTAGCCAGCAGACTATTCGCATCTTCTTTCAGATGTGCCTCCGCCTAAACGGACAAACAGGTGTTTACGACAAGTCGGGTGGCGTACATCTTCATACGCTTTTTGCAAATATACAGTAAAGTATATGAAATTCATACACTTTTCAATAAAATATTGATCGAGTTTTATTTTTTTTTAAGAAAAGAGGTTAATAAAGAATAAGACAAAGCAAGACAAAAACAAGATGGCTGGGAATGAGAGATTTATCATCAAGTAACCAACGGCAAGTGGAAGTGAATTTGCGTTATTATCCAGTTATTCTATTGAGAATGGCAAAGATTGTTTCATCAGTGAATCTGAAAATTGCGTGTGAGGTTGCAGCTGAGATACTATATAAGGCATTCATCGTTCATTGAAAGATAATCATTTTCAGTTAGAATAATACTGTCTAATAATTTTATATCAAATATATCTAATAGATTTTTAAGGGAGTGAGTCATTTTTATATCCTCATTACTAGGGTTTTTGTTACCGCTTGGGTGATTATGAACGAATATGACATTAGTAGAGAGGGTATCAATAGCATATTTGGCAATCAATCTTTTGTCAGCTAATGCGCTGCATATTCCTCCTTGAGAGATTTTAGCATACCCGGTTATATTGCAGGCTTTGTTCATCAATATAATGAATGCACTTTCGTAAATAAGAATATCTTCATGATAGAACTTTCTTGCGAAATTAGCAGAGTCTATAGAAGAATAAACTTTGACAACCTCAAAATCTTGTTTTTTTGCTGTTATGCTGTATTCTACTGCTTTCTTTTTCATTGCTCTTATGTATTTTATGCTATTTCGAATTTGCAGTTAGGATTGTTTGCTTTCATCGATTTTATGTTTAAAGATGAGTATATAAGCCTGTCACTTGTGTAAACACTTCTTGCAACTGTTCAGCATAAATATCACTCAAAAAGAAGACCTCTTTGGCCTCGGAAAAAGAAAAAGTCTTTTTGTTTAATTTCGGGGATTTGATGAATCTCATAGAATAAGTATCTTTACCTTCTTCATAAGTAATAATTAATTTATCTGCGCCAGATTTATTTTTGCTCAATTTAATAACCTGCTCTAGGTCACCAGATTCATTCTCCATGTAACCAGTAAATTTTGATCCTGTCATAACTACAAATCTATGTCTGCCAAGTTGTTCGTATAAGGCTAACATTATTTCTTTTATTTGTTCTTCTGAATGTTTCATTACTCTTATTTTACTTGTTAATCAGGATAATAAGATTCAAATTGTTTAGTAAGTAAAGCGAATTGCATACCCTCTGAATAATCTTTAAGATCATTAAAATCATCTTTATTATAGGCTCTTGGCTCCATATCGAAAGATATGTTATCATAGAGCTTACCATTCTTTACGGTGTAAATACACCAGCTTTGAAGCTCCATATTATCATCTACTAAAATGTAATCGCCATTTACCGTAAGCATTTTTTCGATGTCAGAGAAAAATGCTTTAATTTTTGATTTGTCTACAGTACTCATTGCTCTTTGTCTTTTAATTGTTAGTAATGTTGTTTGTTTTAGTACTGTAAAGATACTCATTATCAGTGAGTTAACCAAATATTTACAACCTTATTTTGCTCATAATCAGGAGTTTAACTTTTGGTAACTTTGCAGTTCCCATTTATATCCTGCTTCGTCCCATTATAAAATCTCATCATGTTTATTCTTGTATTAATTTTTTGCTTAATATTTTTCTTTTTGAGTTGTTCACCCCACTGATAGGCTTCCTCAATGACACTCTTGCAATGTTTCTTCTCCCAATTCTCGCAGAAAGGATATGACTTGTATATACTCTCAATCATGTTTCAAATAATTTTTTATAACTCATATTTTACTCCTAATTTTCATCAAATATGCTTTCGATTTTTTCGTTCACCCTGTCACATGTATCTCCAAAGGAAATGGCAAAAGATTCGTCGCCTACACGGTCTATGATGGATCGCAGGTCACGGGCGATGTGGTTGAACGCCCGCAGTTCTTCCAGCATAGGAAGGGTAACAGTGCCGTCGTATTTTTTCAGTAGTGAAAGTAAATCGACGGCGGAGGATTCTGCAATGTCCGCCAACACTGGGATTTTTCTCAGGAGGCGATTGCATTTCTCTTTGTCCTCTTTGCTCATGGTGTCGGTGATTGTTTTTGCCGTGACTTGCTCACGGGTTTGCAGTAGCCGGTCGTATTGCCTTCGTAAGTTTTCAAACAGAGCAAATTCACCCCTTCTCAGAGCCTTCTCCATCTTGCGACTGTACTCCTCTTTCAATATTTCGATGTCCATGATTTATTCGTCTTACATAATTATTTCAATATCAACTCTCTTGGTTCTTTATCTTCCCATTTTACTTCTGGGAATAAACTGTCACTTAATACAACAACAATAGTATTTTTATCTTTAAATCCCCATGTATACTTACGTTTAAATGGTTTAGTTGAGTACATAAACAATTTTCCACTTTCGTCCCTTGCTATCCACATAACTTATTATTTTTTATTTCGTTTCCAAATAACTTTTTTAAAGAATCCTTTTTCAGCCAATTCACATATACCAATTACTATCCAAGCTATTGGACTAAAAACTATAAAGAAAAGTACAATGACTAAGTCACCAATAGTACATTGATCTCCCTCCTTTATCCAATAGATTGAAAGAATTAAAGTCATTATTACACTGAATATGCAGTATATTATAGCCCACGTCATAGTTACTCCTCCCACTCGATTTTAATAGTTGTGATGTAATCTTTTTCTATTTCTCCATCTTCAAGAGCTTCTTTTTCTGTTGGATAAACACAACAAACTGTATCCTCGAAATCTTTAAAGATATTCAACCACCCCTCTTTCTTCCGGGTGAACATCATGAGGTCGTATTTATTGTGATTGATTATATTCTCATTACAAATTCCGTCTAAGGTATAATCAATAACCTCCTCACATTCTGCATTTTTCGAATCAACTACAAGAGCAATAATGGGGCAATCTTCACCATGTCTATCAAAGGAAATAATCCTTGCCTTTCTTCCGTCTCTTGTACATACTAGCTTACCAGCTTTGGCTGCTTCAAGGTCAAAGGGTTTAAGATTACTTGCACAAACCTTTTCAGGTATGGTATCTCCTAATTGAAAAGCATTTTCTACTATCCATTCAAGAGTTACTTGTTTGGGGTCTCTATCAATAGCCCAAAGACCGCAAGTAGAATCATAATAATGTTCTAATTCCTCATAAGTCAATTTCTTTTCTTCCATATTTTCTTTATTTTGTTTGATTTTGATTACTACTTTACTTCCGTCATAACTTGACCCAAGCCCAACATTTGTCGGCTCGCAATATGTCTTATATACTTGGTAGCAATTCCCCATACTCTTAAAAGGTTCACCGACTTTTTCAAGTTTCTTGAAGATTACAGACTTTTTGTCACTTCTATAAGTTCCACTACATTTATCAAGGTCACAATTACCTATGACATTAAAAGAACATAATTCACAAACAGTGGCACAATCATGTTGTTTTGGTTGCTCTACACACTGATACCATTCTCCGTTGTACTCAAATATTTCTCCTACTTTTCTTTCCATATCTTACTGCATTTTAATCGTTCAAATTCCATTATATCTTTATCCCATAGTTTAGCCGCAAAATGTTCTAACCGGCAGCCTTTGGATTTTTCCCAACCGGGGCAAAGACATATCATGTCGCATTCCATAAGCGCCTTTATATCGTTTCCCAGAAGTTCATGATAGGGTTTGTCCAAATCGGGGTTTACATCGAAGTCTATCGGTGTGACGACACGGTAACCTTCCCCTTCGAGGACTCCCGAAACGTATAGTATTTCACTTTCCACTTCATCGAAGTCCCTGCCGGTGATGGGTAGGGAGATGTAGATTTTCTTTTTATTCATTTTCAATGATTGCTTTATAATATTATCTGTTATCTCCATTTCCGCCAATCACACCCCTTTGTTTCCGGGAAGCTAATTTGGTATAGTTCATTTCTCCGATTTTTTCAAGCGTATATCCTAAGTCATGTGAGAGGGTAGCGATATACCAAAGCACATCGCCGAGTTCCTTTGCCAATTCGCATTTTATGCTTTCTGAGAAATCTCCGTTGTGGTCTCGTAGTACCTTTTTTACTTTATCCGATACTTCGCCGGCTTCTCCAGTCAGTCCGAGTGTCGGGTAAATTATGTTATATTCTCTCCGGTATTGAGCTGTTTCAAGTGCCTTTTTCTGATATTCATTCAGTGTCATTTTTATTCTCCTTTTTAGTTATAATATTGATTATCTCATTATGTTTGGTATTAAATCTTTGATGTATGCCCTGCGAACTATATTTACATCACGTAAGAAGAGGAAAAGACCTTGTTCGTCCGTAATCATATTTCATTTTAAATCGAATATCTTGCTTGAATCCCTAATAGAATCAATAGACATCTTGGCACTCAATTGCTTCATAAATTCAGCGAAATCCATCGCCCTATCCCAACTAGACCATCTATGAGTAATCTCTACTAGTTCAAAGGCATTTAGTAATACCAATTTTTCGTTTTTCTCTCTCAGATCATTTACCGCATTTCTTACTCTGTGATAAAATTTGTCATTATATCTTTTTGCGTTATATGGTTCCGCACCTTCTCTTGGTTCAATACTACGATATTTAACCGAAAACGAAGGAAGTTTATCTTCGCACATTGCATTATATACATCACTCTCTACCGGGCCATATGGCATAGCATAGAAATTATCGAATATATCCAAAAGGTCATCGCCTCCATCTTTCTTAGGAGCAGCAGCCAAAAACAGCAGCTTCATGGCTGTAAGTTTAGGAAACGGTTTGCCCTTAATCGTTTCATGATTATCCCGCCACTCCTCAAAAAGATGGAGCATATAATCAAATGCCTCTATTTTATCTACTTCCATAATTTCACTTTACCAGTTCGAAATCATACACAAATACATAGGGGTTGTTCTCCCATGTGCCTTTACCGCTTATCTTGTCGATTAAGTATGAATAAGCCCCTTGTGGCGTGCAAAAAGGATCTTTTTTTAATGTCGGAATATAATATGCGTCCATAAAATGGGTATCTTCACTGCCGACTTTGCCTTTTATTATTCCCTCTTTCAAACAATCTTCATCTGAAATATCTTGTAACCGTTCAGCACGTACATTAGTTATGCGTATTTGGTGTGGCATTAGCTCTGGCTTCACATACATTTTATTTGTCCAGCCTGCACCGTTTGGGAATAAATTAGGATTGCACTCATCATTGTAAAAGGAATTGTAGCTTTGAGCTATGGCTATGATTTCACCTATTTTGTATTTTGGTAATATCTGCCCTTCGTCAATGGAGATTTCATCTCTATCATACATACATATCTCTGTAATAACTCCATCTGCTTTCCATCTATACACATAAAGTCCACATACATCTTTTCCTTTGAATGTCTTAGGATAGGTTATAATCCTTCTCGTCTGAGTCTTTCTACCTTCAAGTATGGCTTGGGTCAAACCATACTTATCTGAGAACATAATTTTTCTTTTAGTCATACTCTTTTTCTTTAATTATTCTTCATAGGTTTCTACTCTAATATACTTTTTCATTTCCTTTATTTCGACTTGAACGGGAAAGTCATATTCTTCTTCAAATTCAGCAGAATAAAGAGGCTTACTTTTATCCTTTACTTTCATAAGTTCGTCAATCAATTCTTGTACTGTCATATTCTTTTCTTTTTAAGTCTATATCAATCAACATTTTTGTATCACGTAATGAAAATGAGTGTGCAAAACCGCTTCCGTCATGGTCTACGGCTTCCCATACTATACGATTTTCAGGTGGATAATAGCCGATACAATAAACTTTGTATCCACGATAAATATAATGTCCCTTACTTATCCTTTTCGCTGAATGCTTATTCATTGCCAATCGGTTTTATAAAATCTTTCATGAAACAAATCCAGTGTGTATTAGATCGTTTGCCGGATATATGCCCGAATATTGGTTTTTCAGGTGTGAGTTTGAGAACTTCCGACACTTTGATGTCGGTCTCGTTCCATTTGAAAATCAAAAATCCTCCGGGTTTCAGGACTCGAAAACATTCTTTAAATCCCTTTGCCAGCATATCACGCCAATCTGAATACAGAGCTCCGTATTTAATTTGTTGGTAGCCTGTTGGCGATGCTTTTTCGTTCAAACTTCCGTACATATCTGCCATCTTTGACTTTCCAGCATTCCTTAATAAGTGAGGCGGATCGAAAACTACCATCGAAAAAGATTTATCCTCATAGGGCATATTTGTAAAGTCGGCTTGTATGTCGGGATTTACTTCAAATGATCTACCATCGCATAAATGAGTAGATACCTTTCGAATGTCTTGAAAAAGAACTCTTTCGTCATGTTTGTCGAAGTAGAACATCTTTCCCCCACAACAGGCATCTAATATCGTTTTTCTCATTGCTATTCCTCCTGTTTATTTGGTAACAAGTCTTCTACATATGCCCAACGTTGCATGTTAACTCCACGTGAAAATTTTACCCAATTTCCAGAGTCATAAAAGGTATCAAAGGCACTGTCTCCAAGTTGGGCAAGATATATTCTATTCCTTTCGGGTTCTTCACTTACCTCATGCCACACTGAATTTATCCGCCAGTTTGCACCATGCTCGAAAGCATCAGCTATTGCGTACTTATCAAAATCTCCAAAGACACAAGATGGGGTTGCTGTTTTGGCATATTCTAATGACTTCTTTTCAATATCTTCTATTTTCATAATCAATCCTTCAAAAGTTGTAAAAGATTTGCTTTGTAAGCATCTAATTCTTGGAGAGCTATTGTTCTATTGTTTTTTGCTTCTGTTATCATAAGCTCTGCAACTCCCAACATTATCTCATCTTTGTGTATATTCAGATACTTGATAAAATAATCTCGCAACATATTCATATCTAATCCTGAAATGTCTGAATAAGTGCTACTGTCTCCATAGCTTCCAGAAAATGAGGAATAACAAAACTCTTCTATATTAAGGCTTTGTATTTTTGCTCCTGTAGAAAAGCCATCATGATGTTTATCTATTCCATAATTAGATTTTTTCGCTTCTTCCCTAAGTTGTGGCAGTTTATGTTCTATAAATTCCTTTAATTCTTTGCCATTTTCTACCAACCTTTTAATTTCCTTATGATCCATATCTTTACCCTTTCATTCGTCCTAAAAATTCCAAGTGCAGCACATTATGTACTTTACCTATTAATTTTTCTCATTAACTTCAACAAGATGACTATCTATTTCTTCTATAACCTCAATGGCCGCTTGTAAGAATGCTTTATTATTTGTACGGATATATCCTGATCCGAACTTACCTATCTTGTATTTGTCTGCCGTAAAAACGATATATTGCTTTGCAAACAGAATGTTGATACAGCATTTTAATCGTTCAATCATTGCTCTCCTCCTTTCTTCAATTCTGCTATGAGCGCATCGGCACATTCTATTGCATATTGCGCTTGTGCCATTGTATTTTTGAATCCTGTTGTATCATTGTTATGTTGTTCAGCAGCAGTCATCATATCTTTGGCTATCTCATACCTGCGTTGCTCCCAATCAATGTTCTTGTGTGGTTCTTCTTTAATAAATTCAAGCTCTGATTGCACGTATGTACACCAACTACGCTTGTTATCAACATATTGACGCTCCACTCCTCTTTTGGTGATAATATTTTCTATCCGTGATACCTCTATGACTTCGCCAGTCGATTTAATTTTTGCTTTCATTGCTCTCCTCCTTTCATAAGTTCGGTTTCTCCCATATTCGTATTCTTTTTATAATTTATTGAAATAAACTGACTTGTATTCTTTTCAAGACCTTTTCATTTGCGTCGTTATAGAACTGTTTGTTGACCTCGAAACCATATGCCTTTCTTCCCAATGAGGCCGCCGCATACAGGGTTGTGCCGCTTCCTGCGCACGGGTCGATGACAACATCGCCCTTGTCCGTGAATATCTCTATCAACCGTTTGAGGAGAGGGACAGGTTTCTGGCAAGGGTGGCATTTGGGCGTGGTGTTGTCCCTCACCCAGTCGAAGCAGTTGAAAATCATTCTCCCGTTGTTGTTGAATTTGGGCAACTTGTCACGATAAAGGATAAGACCGTATTCGCAGTTGCCGACGACCTTCATGTTTGCTTTCAACACTTGCGCAGAGAAATCCTTGCGGAAAACCAGCGGTATGTAGTGATTTAACCCGTATTTACGGCCTAACTCTATGAATTTGAACTGTTGTTCGTACTCGCAGAACAGTATCATGCAGGGGGACTTGCCGGCTTCTTTCGGTTCTTTCACGAGCATTTTGGAACAGAAGTGCATGAACTCGGACGGACGGAACTCGCTGTCGGACGAGAAGAATTGTTTGCCTGCCAATGCGCTCTCGCCGTTCTTGTTGTCTCCGTCGATATACCATGCGGGGTTGCTGGCGTAGGCATCCTTTCCGACGTTGTAGGGAGTATCGGCTATAATCAGCTGCGCTTTTGGCAGCCCATAGACTTTATAATTCTGGAATGAGTCGTTGTAAAGCTCTATGTCTTTCATACTTAACTTTCCTTTTTGCTGTGTTTGTCGATAATTTCTTGAATCTGATCGGGTGTCGCTTTCTCCTTTTCACGTAGCTCTCTCTCCCTTTCCTTTTCCTCCTGCCTTTTCTTGTCCTCATAGAACCGCAATAGTTTCTCTCTGTCGGCTCTGAACTCTCGAAGAGACCTTGTTATCACCATAGGGTCGAAAACTCCGTAGAACGTCCCGTAAAGACCTTGCTTGAACCGCTGGAAGAATACCATGAACTCGGTAAGTTTGAAATCGCCATAGCCGGAGATGATGATACGGGCTATCTCCTCGTATTCCTTTTCCGTCATTCCGTCCTTGCGGACTCCCGAAAATTCGGCGAGGTCGAGAAGCTGTATTTCCAGCCACGACTCGGCGATGTGGCCCCCGAACGTCCTCGATACACGGGCTATGCTCGGAGCTTTGCCGATAAAGCATCGTTCGAGGCTCTGGCAATAGCGGCCTTGATTGTCGGGGCTAAAAAGGCAGAGCAGATTCTCCCCCGTCTTGTAGGTTGCCAGTATCTCCTGTTTCCAGCTTGGTGGCGATGGCTTTTGCAAACTCTTCATATCGCTCCTGTTTGGTCTTGGAATTAGGTTTTTGATGGATTCCGGATTGCTCATCTCGTGCTCGTTTTAGTTCGATTCTTAACCAGTTGGCAAAGTGTTTTTGTGCATCGCTGACGCTTTTTCTTGCAATACCCTCGTTTTGAAGTTTACGGATATATGCCTCGATATATAACATCGATTCGTTCTCGTCGATGTGGTTGTTCATCGATAGCGTTTCTATCCACGTTTGATTTGAGAGTAGTTCTTCACGCAGTTCTGTCAGTGGCTTGTCAACGTCTTTGCCAAAATCATCTTCTTTTTCTTTGCTTCTCGATAGAGAAGTTTCTTTTAAATCATTATCATTATCATTATCATTTAAGCCCCCACTGGCTCGTTTGGCTCCCACTGGGTTATTTGGGGTCGAGTGGCTCGTTTGGCTCCCACTGGACTTTGATTTAACCGTTTCAGAGTTTTTGTCATTACCTCCTTTACGCCCGTTGTTCCGGTTTCTCTCGACAATGCCCTGATATTTGAGTTCATCTATCTCGAATTGATTCTTGAAAAACTCAAATGCCATTTCAATGTCCTCCTCTACCGTAACCTCCTCGCCAAGTTGATATTTGAATATTGCTCGAAACAGCCTGCCCAGTTGTTTGTCCGATAATCTCGATATGGGTTTATAAAATGATTTATAAATCAAAAAGCTGTCTTTCATTTATTCTCAATATTGATAGTGAATGCCCACCCGTTCAGGGTCTTGTGCTTGTCAATCTCACCGGTTTTGCATAGCTCGTTTATCTCGGATTTGAGTGACCGTATAACCACCGACTGTATTTCGGTAAAGCTCGCTATGGAGGGCTCCTTGTTATTCTTTTTCTTTTCCTTGACTATCGAGGCGATGATGTGCTTGATGTCTATCATACGGCTTGTTTCTGTTGTTTTTCACGCAAGAATTTGTTGATGAAGTAGATTTGACCTTTACCGGTTACCTTCGTAGTGGTCGTTACCAGTATTGTGCCGTCGGGCTTGTTGATGATCGTTTTCTTTATCTCGAAGAGATTCATCTCCATAGCTCGTTGGGTAGGTAGGTTGTAATTCTCGCCGGTCTTACAGAGGTAGCCCTCATCTCTCAATAATTGGAACAATCTGTTTTGCCCTATCTTGATTCCGTTTTGATTGAGGATTTTTGCCAGCTCTCCAATGAGGCAGGAGCGTTGCGATGTCTCCACCGCCTCGGCAAACAGGACTTTGGGGCGGTTGGCTTCTATCATCTTCTGCTGTTCTTCTATTCGGGCTTGTTGTTCGGCGGCCAACAGGAGGGCTTCACGGAAAGAGCCGGGGACGTGGTGTCCTCCACTTTTTATCGTCTCTTCCATCTGGTTAAAAGCGTTGATGTAGTCGAGTTTGAATTTGAGAGCCTTTTCGCCGGTGAAGCCCATAGCCAGCAAGGTGAAGCCGTCACGTGTCATTACAACAATACGAGAATGCCGTACACCTCCATTCGGTTGTGGAATTTCTATTGATGTGTCCGCAAAATATCCTTTACATTGATTTTCAGCCATTTTACAGCATAATGCGTCAATAGCCTTTAATACATCGCTATGTTCTTTCCCAAACTTTTCAGCGACCAACAAACTGTTTGTCAGTGCTTGGTTGTTCTGACCTTTGAATACAAGATTGTTCATAACTGATTAAGATTTGATTTTTCAAGATTATTCCCTGAAATTCAACCTATGCAAGAAGGTGAATTTATGATGTTTTCGTTGTGGCAATATGTGCACATAGATGTCATTGGCGAATAAACCCTACCGCACTTAGGACATATCCAGCCCTGCATACCGATAAATGTCTGCGCTTTTTCGCGTCTCGTCATCTCAATAGCTTTTAAGGCATTATCTTCTGAAACTCTACGGTATATATGCCCGCCTGCGCAATCTTCTACGCTTACCGATTTTATAAATTCTTCTGCTGTCATATCATTTGTTTATTTTAGATTCAACGACTTTGTATTTAATGGGCAATCCGGAGCAGGTGATAGCAAGCAGGGCAGAGTCCCTTTCTTCTTGGTTGCTGCGGGGTCTGTTAAACTCTATCCCGCTCATCTGGCACAACCGCTTCAATTCTTCATGGGTGATCTTGCCGTCTTTCCCTTGCCAGCACTTGCGCAATGGGGATTGCTCCATGACTTGTATTCCGTAATGACTCAGCATTTCGACTATCTTGCGACCGGTCTCTTGGTTGCGACCTACATGCTCGCCTTTCTTGGCTGCGCTCGCCCGTGTGTCCTTCGGTGACAAATGCCAGTTGGATTTGTTTTTCCAACCTGCCTCGACATATACCGCCACTCGTTCATCGTTTTTCTTGCAGTGCTCATGAAGTTTTTTTATGCCCTCTACCAACAAGGGGAATGGGCAAACACTCATCTCCATTTTCATTTTCCTTGTGTCCAATACGGAGTAGCCGCTGCGCTCAACGTCGGGGTCTATCCCTATCAATACATCGTATTTGAGTTTTCTGTTGTATGTGGCCTGTTCTTCCATTATCAAAACAATTTCAGTTGCGTGTAAACTTTTTCTTTCGGTCGGTTTATATTGCCGATTTGGCTCTCGTGCACAAATATTTTCTCATCTTTCAATTCTCCCGATCCTTTGCCGGATAATAGCGAACGTTTTTTAACTGAATCTATGCAAACGAAGTCCTCTGGCATTTGATATTCCGAAATATACACGGGCATTCCAATGTTTCTTGCCCAATCGTAGAACTTTTCATGGTCGAAATCCGATAAATATGGATTTTTGCCTATATACGGAATATCACAGTAGACAACGCTATCTACATTTATACTCACGTTCTCATAACTCGCACAAGAAATATTCAGACTTTGCAGTCTTTGCAGTCTTTGCAGTCTTTGCAGTCTTTGCAGTCTTTGCAGACGATTTAATATTGTATAATAATTGGTCAGTTCATAATAGTCTTCTTTAAGGGGCATGAACTCCTGCATTTTCTTATATTGCTCGAATGTGGGGAATGACCATTGCGATTTACCGAAATAATGCCGTTCCATATTTGTCCCGAGCCTATCACCAACATCACGTTGTTTTAACCCGCTTTCAGACAGCGCATTTAACAGGTAATTACGCAGTCTCTCTTTCTCGTCTTCAAATGACTTGATTGTATCACCTCCTACGACAATGTTATATATCCTTTCATAATCTCTCCGCTTATCATCTACCAGATCCAGCCAATACTTTATATATTTTGTTTTAACTTCGGACGAGTTTGATTTCAGCCAATTCCCTATCTCTACCTTTCTTTCGTATGACGATTCTTTTTGCGATTTTTTCGGATAAATGCCCATCGCGTTAAATAACGAATAATCCTCGAACACACATGCGTAATGTAACGCTTTCTTGTATGGCTCTATTTCTTCCGAATATAAATAATTCCTGCAATTATTACCGAAAGACCAGCAAGATGATACATAAGCGTCACTTCCTTTCAATTCTTCGAAATCATTCCTGCTAATCCACCTCGTCTCGTCCTTGAATTCTCCATTTATTGCGGACAGAAATAATCTTGGGTATTCGACGAACAAGTCATTCGCATATATGTTATTGAATTTCCCCGATAATAATGCGGCGTGTGTCACAGAACAGCCACCGGCGAACAGGTCGTAAAAATTCTCAGCTTTCGGGAAATGAGAAACTATCCATTCCGCTATTTTGTTTTTTGATCCTTTATATGGTAATCCGTAATTCATATATCGTTTCTTTTTGTTCGGCAGGCGGGACTCGAACCCGCAACTGTATATTCGCTCCTTATACTCGACTTATACCGCTCTCCCGTTTGAACCACTGCCGATACCACCTAAAACACTTATGGCTAATTTCTCCCCGCAGTTCCTTTCTCCGTATGGTGCTCGACCACGTACCCGGCTCGGCTTGCGGGGAATGTCTCACATTATGCTCCTATATCAGGTCTATGATTTTTGTCTTTTGAATTGCATCGAGCCGCATATCTTCGAGCCCTTGCCTCATGTGTTCTTGCATGAGGCGGTTGGCTTCGGTGATGTCTTTGGCGCAGACGAGGTTGTAGTACTTCGTTTCCTTTTCATTGCCGTTGTCATCGATGAATATGTCTATCAACGTGGCCTTGTAGAAAGGCTTGCCTTCTTCCTTCTCGTTGACTATCTCGACGACATTCGAGCGGGTGATAGAGAATACATCGCAATTTCCGTTGTACTGTTCAAGTCCTTTGGCTTCGGCCTCGGCAAATAATCCTACATCGGTGATGAAGTGTTCGACGACTTCTTTCATCTCTCCTTTGCTGTTCTCTTTTTCTACTTTCAGTTTGATTTCGTAAAACATCTCTTTTATTTTTTATCGGTTAAAACTTCTTTTAACTTGGGATTCCCTGCCGCAAAACGGCGGACATGCCTGTCGCTGTCCTTTTCCAGTTCAATGAGCATATCGACGGGAGTGTTGGGATTCCCTGCCGCAAAACAGCGAACATCACAATCGCTATTTAAGATCTCATTTTTGTCCATTGTATTTCTTATTTAATTGTCTTACTTTATTTCTCATCAATCTTGCCAGCTCTTTATGCCGGTAGTCGTCGGACTTTTCCAACGCTTTTGCCGATCTTTCGAGCAGGCTGACGATTGACTGTATTTCATAGTCTTTCATGAATTGATTATTTCATTGACTAATTCATCGGCTTCGCATATCCTTTCGGCTATCTTCTTGAAGGTGTTATCATCTGGATATATCCTTCTGATAAACATGGAGGGCTTCTCGAACGGGTTATATACGATGAAATCGCACCAATCGGCTTCAATGCACATGAGTTCGGACATGATTTGGTAATAGTACTTAGGCTCCGTGGACAGGAGGGTATCGTTGTCCTTTATCTTGTGGAAGTATTTGGCATATGTGGCCGTTCCCACGCTTTTTATCTCGATTACCCCTTTTTCCCGCTTGTTCTCATCGTAATAATATCCGTCGGGGCTGGCTGCGAAATGGGCGATGGTGGGGTGTTTGCACAGTCCTACCTCGACGACACGGCGACCTGTTTTAAGTTCGTATATGCGCCGGGCATCGGGCTCGTTCTCCGTTCCCCATCGCATCTGTTTCGAGGATATGTCGGTTTGATAGAGGTAACTTTCGAAAACCTCGTCGTCCTCGAACAGCAGGGGATTGAGCATGCGCTCTCCGGCTACTTGGTAGATATAGTTCATGGCGCATTCCCCGAACCCGTTTCCGCTTCGGTTCGCTTTCATTAGGTCGCCTATGCGGCTGCCCGTGAAACAGCCGAGGCGCTTCCTGTACCATTCAAGAGACCTTTGCGCTTCCATCACTCAAACAGTCCTTGTCCATTGACATTTTCAGATTCCGGTTGCTCGACTGCTTCGACGGCCATCTCCCTCAGACGGTCGGTCGCCGTATCGTTGTCGACATATTCGATTTCCACTTCGTCCACGCTGGTGTCTTGCTGTGTCAAATCTCCCTTTATCGTGGCTTGGTCGAAAGTGATAGCCCGTTGCATTTCTATCGATTTGGGGGCATATTTGGCGAGCAGAAGTTTTAAAACCGTTTTTCGTGCCATCGTGTCGAAGTCGTCTTTCCATACTCCGAACCCTTTCTTGTAGGATTGGGAATACTTCTTGGCATGCGCCTCGACTTCCCCTACTGTCATGTAGTGTGTTTTCTCGAACCCGTTCACAAGCCGGAAATAGGCCATATAGCCGATGACCTTGTCGGAGGTCTTTGAATCCTCGTCGAAGATGTATTCGCCCGTGAATTTGTTTTTCTTGACGAGCTGACCCTCATAGACCACCTCGTCGATGAGAGAGGAGAATTGTCCGCTTCTGAGGCATAGCTCTATCAGCCCCTTGTACATGAGCTGGAATTGTGTCACTGTCGTCCTCAGCTTGGAGTCGTAATAGGGAACGATGGCCGAGAGCCCCAAGTTGCTATTTATAGGCAAGTCGAGCGTGGCGGCTATGACCGCCGAATTGAGTATGCTTTGGGGATCGGCCGTTTGGAGCATGGTGTTTCCGTTGACGGCTGAAATGACCGAGGAGATGAATCCGGGGGCTTTCTTCCCCAATATCTCGTTAAATCTTGTCTTTACCGAATCGCCGTTCAACAGGCTCTTTAATTGTGGTAATGTCGTTGTTGCCATTGTTGTTTTATTTTAAAGGGTTATGTTTCTTTTTATACACCGCATATCCTCCCGGACGGGCGGTGAATATGCTTGATTTATATGGAACTATAGCTACTTATTTAATTCATGATTTTTAAAAGTTCATCTCTGGTAATACAGTTACGTGTGCCGACTTTTTCAGGCTTGGCGTTAATTGCATTCAAACGCTTCAACAATTCTCTATGAGAACACCCTAATAATTCTGTTGCCTTTCTAACCGGTACATAATCAGGCAAGAACACATCTCCATAGCCTTTCTTTATACCGGATATTGCATGGTTAATTACATCTTCCAATTTTCCGAGCAGTATATTGTTTTCATCTCTCACTACCTTGATAATTGTATCTTCTATTCCCATATCCATTAATCTTTTAATCGTTTTTCCATTGTGTTAGTGATTTTGTTATAGTTTCTTATCGGTTTGTTGTTGCCCGGCAAGAGCCATCGATGACAGCGCTAACAGGGATATACTTATTACCAGTTGCCAAAGGTTGGCATTGATGAGCGAAGCGACTACCCCGAATATCGAGGAAAGCATAAGCAGTATGGCGAGCAGGGTAAACAACTTGTAGAATATCATGACTGTTATATTTGGAAATTACCGTTAAACTCAAATTCTTCATTTCCGCATTCGTCGAATACGGTTACCGTGTATTCTGTATCGATGTAGCCACTACTAGAAGATGGCGTTAAATAGTCGCCGTTGTCCCATTCCTTGTGATTGTATGCGTCGTAATGAATGCTGACATCGACGTTTTTGTCGATCAAATCTACTTCATAGTTTATATGTCCGTCGAGATAGTGACCGTCCATGTTTTCTCCTATATGGTCTTCAAGAAAACTTTCTACCTCGTCCTGTATGTTTTTTAGTTTCTGAATATCGGCTTTTACCATAGCGATAGCCGTTTTGTAGATGTCCGTGGCATCGCACATGAGGTCTTCCCGGTATCGACGCATGCTCTGCCAGTCTTTCGGGTCGCAATCTTCGAGGTAGGATTTGGCTATTTCTTCCTCGTTCATCGATAGTATCTGGCTGGCGACCTCGTAGTTTTCTACCCCGCCTCCTATATAAAATTCCTTACATTTCAATTTGTAAGGGGAGTTGTCGTATCGTTTCTCGATTGTTGACCGTGGGATAATACAAGTTGTGTTCATGTTATTAAGGGGCTTATTTTATACAGGCGAATTTGATTACATCGTAAGCATTACAATACCATCTTCCGTTTTGTCTATTTGACGGTTTTTTCTCTGCACGGATAGATCCATTCCCAACTAGTTCAAATAGTCGGTTCCGGCTTCCTACTATTTTTTCAGCTTCTAGTTGACTAAATGTTTTGTCGTTTAGTACAATCTTTAAAATGTCTTCATTTAACATAGTTAATCATTAAAAAGGTTGTTATTGTGTGCATACTGGATAAATTCGGATTTCTCGTGAATCCCAAGTTTCAGATATACAGACTTTATGTGATTTTTTACCGTGTGAGGGGAGATATACAGTCGTTCTGCTATCTCGTCGTTGCTGATTCCATCGTACACCAAGCGCATTACCCTAACCTCCGCTGCGGATAGGCGGCTGTTGAACTTTGCTCCGCATATTTCACCCTCGTAGCGGCACTCGCCCCTCAACGGGCAATGCACCTTCTCGAAGTTGAACTTACCCGTCCGTTGTATGTCCAACGCCGTGTGGTCAAGGTTACCGAAGTTGCACTTCAAGAAACGCCGCACCATCAGGTAATGGAAGTAAGGAACATTGTTCACACTTCTGCTGTAACATTCCGATAGGGCATTGTATGCTCCCGGATACCACTCCCTTATAGTGGCTACCATCTCTCGGATGAAGTCTGTGTCGCTATCAGTAACTGGCTTCACGCTACCGTCTGGATATTGACAGAGCAACTCACCGTCCGCCATGTAAAATTCCATGTCTTCCATCGCTTTATGACTCTTAATCGAACAGTTCTTCTTCGGGGATTCCGGTCAGTTTCGACAGCGTGGGAAGGTGCTTCTCGTCCGCTGGGTGCATACCACGTTTTGCCCAGTTTATCGCAGTGCCGAACGATACTCCGCACTCGTCCACAACCCTCTTCAAAAACTCGGTCTTGGGGCTGGTGGTTTTGGGAAGAGATTCGTAATAGTCCTTCAAGGTCATTTTTATCCCATTATCGGGCAGAATGTTTGATTTTACTACGGCTTTCATTATCTTTGCTTCGTTAAGATTATTATTGTAGTGCAAATATATCCCTTATTTGGATAAAATGGATATTTTATTCATTAAATATCCTTAAAAGGGATAATAAATTGATTTTTATGGATACTAATCCTGTTTTGAGACTGAAGTTGCTGAGGACTCACAAGAATCTCACACAGCGACAAATGGCTGCCATTCTTGAAGTCGGTCAAAACACGTATTCAAGAATGGAGAACGGAGTGACATCCTTTAAGGATTCGTATAAAAAGATACTGGAGGAAAAATTTAACCTTACTACAGGGTGGCTATCAGGAGCGGATGTCCCGATGATTAAGGAGGAAGAAAAACAAAAAAGCAAGCAATACACCCTCAGTAGCAACATAGGCATGGTTCATGAATCAGAATGGAATGCGCCAACTCCACAAAAAAGCTACACACAAGGTGTGCCTTATTACAATGTCGATTTCATCGGCGGATTCGACATCGTTCTGAACGATCAGACTACCACGCCCGAATACCTCATTAACTTTCAGAAGTACAACGAAGCTACATGTTGGTGCAATGTCACTGGACATTCAATGGAGCCTGAAATAACACATGGCGATATAATAGCTCTAAAGGAAATAGAGGATGCTTCTTTTCTACCTTATGGTGAGGTTTATGCTATTATCACAACCAACAACATGAGAACTATAAAAAGGATAGGTCCTGCATCCAATCCAGATAGTTATTCTTTAATCCCAACAAACAGATCTCCTGAATACGGAATACAAGAACTACCGAAAAATATGATAAGACATGTATTCCATGTGCTCGGATGTATGAAGCGATTATAAAAACAAATATGTAATCATCTATGGATTTCAAAGACTAAAATTTGAGTCATGAAAATTTCTAAAGAAGGAATCGCTATAACTAAACGTTTCTTTGAAGCTATTGATATGCTCAAAGCACAGAAACGCATTCGTGGGCTTAAAACATTCACGAGGAAGCACAATATAACTCGTACCAATATAGCAAATGTGAGAAAAAATCCAGACCGTAGTGTTTTGAAGCCCGAATGGATATATTATCTTGTTTATGATTATGGGGTTTCATTGGAATGGATAATATTCGGAGAGGGGTCTATGTTTGAATAAATATTCTAAAACTTGTCTTTTGAAGATGTTATAGAAGAAATTCAAAAATACGTGAAAGATGAAGATTTCATTTCTCAATGTGAAACATATATATCACACATATGTGAATATCTTAGAATAAAGGGCTAATACTATCATTATATAAGAAAGGGGGCATTTCCTCAGATGATATAGATAAATGCGATCTTAACAAAAAAATTAGAAAGATTATCACTCTATCTCTTTCAACACATCTAATTTGATTTCATCGTCTATGTCACGATAACGGGCAAATGCCTTGCTGCCCTCTACATGACCGCTCATAGACCCGATAATATTCGGGTCTTTTACTTTTTTATAAATATTCCCGATAAATGTACGACGTGCGAGGTGCGAGCTGGCAATCTCATATATAGGCTTTTGCTCCTCTTTCTGCGTTACCGGATTTATGACAGTGACTTTTCTGTCTATACCCGCCATTCTTAAAATCTTCTTGATGGAATCATTGTATTTTTGCTCAGAGATAAAGGGAAAAAGGGTACGTCCTCCATATTCCTTGTACTTTTCCAATATTTCAATCGCTTTTTTCGTCAAAGGTACACGAGCATATTCCTGATTATCCCCTTTCGTTTTTGTCGGAACATATTCAATAGCCCCGTCATTGATGTTTTCACGAGTTAACCTGTATAAATCGCTTACTCTACAACCAATCATACATTGAAAGACAAATATATCACGCTGTATAGCAAGAAAAGGATTGTTCGGCATTGGAAAATTGTACACCCTGTCACGTTCTTCTAAGGTAAGGAAATAAGGCCTCCCATATATTTGCTCCTTTATGGAATAATTTGAAAAAGGGTTGGTCGTTGTCTCCCCCATTCTCACAGCCCAAAGATAGAACACCCTTAACTTCGTCATCATGTTAGCAATAGTATTTCTACCTCTCGGCGATAACTTCTTGACACCCTCATATAACGACGGGTATAATTCTGCTAATCTATACTCGTTTTTTAGATAATCTTCGAAATTAGACAAATCAAATGCTGATATTTCGAGGCTCCACCTGAATTTTCCTCCATTAAAAATTTCGTAATTTTCATACCGGATCATTATCCGCTTTAAAACATCATAATGTTCCTCTCGCTTCTCATCGTATTGTTTATAGGTTAGGAATTTGTCAAATATATCGAAGAAATCATCATTAACAGGTGTTTCACCATTCACTCTACGCTGCATGGCATTACGCAACCATTCGCTCGTTGGCTGGTAGTCGTCTCCTCTTTCCTCCCATGTCCGAAGTATAAGAGACTTTAATTCATTCACTTTTTCGTTGAAAATTCGTCTTTCTTTATCCGGGTACAACGCCCTCGATTTTATTTCTTCTCTCTTGTTGTCGAAAAGATCTACGTTTATCTGTAAATCGCTTACATAATATAATAATTTTGCCCCCGGAGTAGATAGTCGGAAACGTACATTTACTATGTTATTTTTTTTGCTGGAACGAACATATGCTTTAACGGTTGCCATAATTCCATTGCATTTTGTTTTGTGCAAAGTAAGTAATTATTTGCACAAATGAAGTACAAATTAAACTCAAAATATGTGTTAAATCACATCATTAAACATACAACGAACCCAAATATAACCGCCAAAAGCCCGTATTTATCGGGATATAAAGCAAAATGAATGTTAAAACGCTTTTTACGTTCAACTCCCCCTCCTTCCGCAAAT